CACTTTCTGCTGATTCTGCGGTTCAAGATATTACATCATTAGAATCAGGTCTTGACCCAGATAGAAGTGTTCAACGCTTTAATACAGCAAGAAACCCCGTGGAATGGAATTTCCAAACATATTTACGACCAACTGGAGCAGAGAAAAATGATGCTGCTCAAGGAACTGGTGTTGCACAATATGGCAACACAAAACCAGTTGCTGATTGGTATCTCTGGCAAGCTCTTGTTAGTAATACTAAACCAGCTTCTTCAAACGGAGGAGAGCAATCAGTTTGGTTCTATGATACCGCTACTGGAGATGCATCATTAAAGTCTGCAAATACAGCCGCATCTACTAATACCCACTCAAGTAGATCAAACTTCGCTATTGCACAAGAAAATCATATGTATTTTAAACTTGATAACCTTGTATACCAAGTTAAAAATGCTATTGTTAATACTGGCGAAATTGATGCTTCTGTTGATGGAATTGCTACTACTACTTGGAGCGGTTTTGGTACAGAGATGGTAGAACTTACAGGCGATGCAAGAGCTAAAGCTATTGCAGTGTTCGGAGGAATTGGAAATGATGGTGCTACTGTTACGCCAAATGCTAGTATTACTTTGGATGCTGAAGCATCTCATCATCCTTTTGCCACGATGAACGTAGAGAGCAGTACTTACACAGTTGACTTTATTAAAAACCGTTTAAGTGCGATTTCTATTAGTCACCAAGGAAGCGCTGTTGAAGGAGCTAATATTTATTCCTTCCCTGTTACTGGACTAAGCTTCAGTTATTCTAACGATGTTACTTACTTAACACCAGAAGAATTAGCAGCTTTGAATACACCAATTGGACAATTTACAGGATCTAGAACAATCACTGGCTCCTTTACAGCATATTTAAGATCTGCATCAGAAAACTCTGTTAGAGCTAATTCAGCACAGTTCTTAAATAAAGTTGTCAACGATTCACGTGTGTCACATGCTTCTACTAGTTCTGCAAATATTCAGATTGGTGGTAGTACAGCTCCATATTTCCACATTAATATGCCAGCTGTTCAGTTCAACTTCCCAGTTCACCAAATTGATGATGTTCTTGGAATCTCAGTTGACTTCCTTGCTCAAGAAGGTCAAAGAGGTTCTGGAGACGAAATTCAATTCTTTGTTAGAAGTGACAACAACTAAAATATGATATTATCTGAGGGGGTAATAAATTTCATGTGGGTGTTCATCATGAGCAAAAGCAAGCTTCCCCCTCAGCTTAGCCTAAGCTAACATATGATGAACACCCTTTTTTATAACCTAATGAGAGGGGTAAAATGAGTAAAATTCAAAATTTAATTGCAACAGAAACAATTACTGAAGTAGAATATCCAGATATTGAAGGATTCTTTATTAAGATTGCTTATCTAAATAGAGAAGATTTAATCAAAATTAGAAATTCAAGTTTAAAATATGCATTTAATAAGCGTACTCGTCAAAGAGAAGAAGAAATTGATAACGATAAGTTTTTAGAAGCTTATACTAAAAAAGCTATTAGAGGTTGGAGAGGTTTAAGAATGAAAGACCTCCCTAATTTATTACCTGTTGATTTATCTAATTCTAAGTTAGATGAAACGATTCCTTATTCTGAAGAAGAGGCGCTATTTTTAATTAAAAATTCTTCTCTTTTTGATCAGTTTGTTACTGATTGTATGAATGATTTAGATACTTTTTCAGTTAAAAAGAAAGAGACAGCGGAAAAAAACTAAGACACTACCTTCAAACTAATTTTATTGGAGGTGGTATTAGTAAAGAAGTATACTGGCAAATGGTTGAACAAATGGGTTGGACTGATTTTGATGACGAGCCCTTAGAACCAGGTGATTTACCTATTTCAGCTCAACAAGCCTTAATACTGATGAATGTATTACCAGATAAGGTTGAGGGTATGAGCGGTGTTTGGTTAGGTAAAGAGTATTCTGGTTTATCAGACATAATGACTATATACCAAATGATAGACTGGAAAGAAACTTTTGAAATGTTGCAAGTTTGTATTGAGGAATATTCTAAATACTACGACGAACAACGTAAACAGGCTGAAAGAAAATCTAAGAGTAAAATGAGGTAGGGATGTAATGGCAAACAAAATACAAAAAGTTACTATACAAGCAGAGACCAGAGGTTTTAGAAAAGCTTCTAAAGAGGTTGATAATCTTAGTAATGCTCAAGACCGCACTACTCGTTCCTCACAAAATTTAGGAAAAGCTTCTGCTGCTTCAGGAAGACAATTTGCCGCTCAAGCCTCTGGCTTAGGCGGTTTTGTTGCTGCATATGCAGGAGCTGCTGCAAATATCTTTGCAGTTCAGCAGGCTTTTTCTGCCCTATCTCGTGCTGCCCAAGTTGAAACCACTATTAGAGGTACTCGCACACTTGCTGCTGAAATTGGTCTAAGTGGCGATGTTATTATATCTAAACTTCAAGAAGTAACGCAAGGTCAGTTAACAGCTGCTGAAGCTGCTCAAAACGCTAACATCGCATTATCTGCTGGTTTTAATACTGATCAAATTGAAAAACTAACAGAAGTAGCTACCAAAGCATCCAAAGCTTTAGGTAGAAACTTAACCGAATCAATACAGCGCGTATTTCGCGGTGCTATTAAACTTGAACCTGAACTATTAGACGAAATTGGTATCTTTACTCGTATTGAGCCTGCGGTTGAAAAATACGCTGCATCATTAAATAGGAGTGTAGGCTCTCTTACAGAGTTTGAACGTCGTCAAGCATTTGCTAATGCAGTGGCTGAAGAAGGTCAAAGAAAGTTTAATGAAATTGACCTATCTTCTAGCAGTGCTCAAAAATCTCTCGAACAACTTTCCGCAAAATTCCTAGATTTAGCTACTAAAATTGGTATATCATTAGCCAATTATATAGAGCCTTTTGTCTCTTTTTTATCAAGAGATTTTGGCAACACTCTTTTAGTGCTAGGAGGTATATTTACCCTTGTATTTAGAGGAGCTGCTCAACAAGTAGCTCAATTTACTCAGTCCTCAGTAGCAGGACTAAATAGAGCCCTTGGAACTCTTGAAAATTTTTCAAGAAAAATTGGAGGAACTTCTGAGCAGTTTGCTGCTGCAACAGGACGAGCACAACAGGCAGCTGGAGCTTTTGCTGGACAAGGTGCATTTGCGGGACGTAGAGAAATAGCTACTGAAGCTACTAAAGCTAAACAGGCTGTAATGACAGGATCTATTGGCTCAGTAGCAGAAGCAAAAGCAGCAAGAGATGCTTTAAAAGCTCAAATAGCGGAAGAAAGAACATTTCAAGCAGCAGTAAGAGTTAGTAATAGAACTTTAGAACAGAAAAATGCAGCTTTAGATAAATCTAGAGGAAGAACTAGAGCATTAACTGCTGCTATTAGAGAATTAACTGCTGCAGAACAACAGGCTGGGGTAGCTTCTAGAGTTTTAGCTGGAGGAAGTAGAATACTATCTGTGGCAATTACGGGTCTAGGCACCGCTATAAGCTTTGTATTAGCTAAGTTAAATCTTTTATTTTTTGCGGTTACTAGTGTACAAACTATTTTACAGTTTTTTGGGATTGATGCTATTGGAGCAGTAGTTAACTGGTTTGGAAAACTAGGTAAAGAACAAGAAATGATAAATAAAGGTTTTAAAGGATTAGTTTCTTCAGTGACGGAAGTTTCTCAAAGTATGTTAGAGTTAGCAGGAATAAAAGAAGCGTCTGATTATATTAGATTTGTTAATAAAGCTTTAGATGAAACATCTAAAGTTATGGAAAAAGTAATAGTAAGAAGCGGTTTTCAGGTACATGCATTTAATAAATTAAGAGATGCAACTGATGCAGAACAAATTAAAATGCTACAAAGGAAGATGGAACTGCTTAGAGTTGAGATGAACGCAGGTACGGGAGATATAGCAAAACAAACTATAGCTTATAACGCGATGAAAGATGCTTTAAAAATTGTAGAAAGTGGCCTAAGTTCTTTCAACTATCAAATAGCTAGAGGTGCTGAGGCAACAGGGTTATCAGAAAAAGCTTTTGCTGGAGCTATTATCAGACTAACAGATATGAGGACAGGTTTAAAGATAGTTAATAACGAGATTGAATATTTTGGTCAAACTATTGGAACAATAAATAATAAAGGAGTAGCAGTTTTAACTGAATTTGGAGACGTTATACTTGACTCTGCTGTTAAAACTGAAAATTTAAGAAAAACATATCAAGACGCTTTTAATGCAGGAACAATTACTGCTGAAAAAGCTTCTACAACTCTTGTAGGTTTTAGAAATATTCTGACAGAATTAGAAGGGGCTTTTGATGCTTCGGGTAAATCAAATAAGGCTTTAGCAGCGGCAATTAGCGCACAAACAGGTGAAATTGAAGCTCAAAGTGCTTCAACAGAGAGACTTTTAGCAGCAGAAAAAAATCTTAAAACCTTTAGAGACACTTTTTCGAAAGAAATTAGAGCAGTAGATACTGCTATTTCTGCAGGGGTTTTAGGAATTGACGGCACGTTAGCTAAAAATGCTGCTGAACAACAAGCAAATCGTGTTAAATATTTACAACACACTATTAATGAATTTAAAAAGTTAAACACAGAACAACAAAAAGGCAAAAATCTAAACGGTGATATGGTTAATATTTACCAAGCAGGTCTCGCTGGTTTAAAAGCGCAAGCAGGGATTATTATTGCATTACCTGCAAAGTTAGAAAAAATAAAGGTAACAGAAGAAAAAAGAGAAAGACTTTTACGACAGCAACTTGCTGCTTTAACAGCTCAAGGTGAGTTACTTAAAGTAAATGAACTTATAATGCTTAATAAACTAGCAAAAGAAGGTCTTAATATTATACAAAAAGAGGTTGACTTAGAAAAAATTAGGTTAGACCTACAGAAAACTAGAGACGCTGCCTTAATAAAAGAACTTAGAACAAGTAAAGAGTTGTTACAGATTGAGCAAGAAAGAGCTTCTTTAACCAGTAAACTTAGTAGAACTCAGTTAGAAGGAAGACAACTTGATTCTGAGTTTGCAGATCAAAAAGCGCTACTTGCAGCCAGAATTGCAGTTGAAGAAACAGCTACTTCGTCATCAAAAAAACGATTAGCCGCTAGAATGAAACTATTAGAAGTAGAAAATCAAAATGCACTAAACGAAATTACTAGAAAAAAAGAGTTAGCAGAATTTGACTATAATATAAAAATTAGAGAACTTGATAATAGAAAAAAACTATTGGAACAAGAGCAAACGATAAATAATGAAAAAATAGCACAACTAGAAAAACAAAATAGTTATGAATATAATAAGATTATTATTCCTTTGCAAAAATTAGAAGATAGAAAAAGAGTAAACGAAAAAGCAGGTCTTGAACTACAACTGAAGCAGTTAGCAGAGCAAGAAAAAATTAATTTAGCTAAGATTGAGGCAGATAAAGAGAATAGATTAGCAGATCTTAAAATAGTAGAAGCAAACTATGAACTTTTGAAAGGTGAAATAGAATTAGCAAAGAGTTATATAGACAGTAGAAAAAAGTTAGGTGAACTTGAGATTGATATAATTAACGGACTGTTAAAAGCTATTGGTCTAGCTACGCAGGTTGAATTACCTGATCTAGGTAAAATTGATCTTGATATTGGTGGAAGTAGTATAGATAATTATATTAAAGATGCCAAAGCTGGAATAAGCGAAGTAGCTCGCTTACAGGCTGAAAACTCTAAAAAACAAACAAGCATACAAAAAAGTGAAATTGATAGTAGAATAAAACTATTTGACGAAGTTACTGCTTTAATAGAAAAAGAAAGAACATTACAAAACCAGTTAAGAACTGAAAAAAATCAAGCAACAATTCAAGAAATTGAAGATACTAATAAGTTAATAGCAGGAAAATTAATTAACATAGCAAAAGAAAAAGAGATTGAAAAAGAACTGTATGATAATATTATTAAGAACTTAAATAATGAAGCTGCTTTAGAACTACTAAATCACGAAGAAAAGGTAAAACAACTTAAAAAAGAATTTGATTTGATTACTAATATAGCTGAAGGTTTAAAATCTAAAATTGGAGGTACTCTAGGTAACTCTGTAAATGAGTTTTTTAAATCGATTAACGAGGGAACTCTTACTATGAAAGGTTTCAGAGATGGTGTTAAAGACTTATTTAATAATCTTCTTTTAGACATTCAACAAGTATTTATTGATAAGCTTATTACAGACCCTATCAAAGAGTTGGCAGGAGATCTTATTGATAAATCCAAAGATTATTTAGTAGGCCTAGTCACTAATAGATCTGCTGATGCTTCAGCTAGATTAACAACAAGTGCAAACGCAGGTGCAAGTGTTAGTACTGATCCTATTGCTTTAAGACAAGGAGCATATGTTGGGTCTGATAAAGGATTTGATGTAGATGCTGAAAAGAAAAAGACAGCCGATTTATTACAAGGTACACAAGAGCAAACTACTGGATTTTTAGATAAAATATCTAGTGCTACAATAGCAACATTTGGGACTGTTTTAGCTGCAACAGGTGATTTTAAAACAGCAATGATAGCTACTTTTGTACAAATGTTCCTTGAAATTGCGGTTAAAAAAGCTATTGCTTATTTTGGAGCCAATCTTGGTGGAAAAGTTCCTTTAAATAATTCAATTCAACAGTTTGCTGGGGGAGGTTCTGTTGCTAGAAGAGATAGAGTGCCTGCTTTACTAGAGCCTGGGGAGTTTGTTATAAGAAAACCTGCTGCAAAAGCGATTGGAGGTTCTGCTTTAAATCAGCTTAATGCAACAGGTAAAATGAATTCTGGTAATAATGTTGTTGTAAATGTTCAAAATAATGGTACACCTCAACAAGTAGAGACTACTAAAGTAAGAAACGATACAGGTCAAATGATTATTGATTTAGTTGTTAAAGATATTCAGAATAATGGTAAAGTAAGAAAAGCAATGAGAGGTTAATTATGGCAATAGCAAGATATCCTAATGATGCAAATTTTAATCCTATATTAATCCCTGCACTTTCTAGAATTAACTACACAGCTACTGGTTCTCAAACTAGTTTTAACTTGTCTGAGCCGGCAGAAAAAGTTGGTGAAGTTATTGCTATTATCGATGGCGTAGTTCAATCTACTAATGCTTATACTTTAAGTAATATAAACGCTTTAAGTGCTTCATTAAGAAATACAATTAACTTTGATGAACCACCTAGTGCAGGATTAGATGTAGAGCTAAGAGTAATTAGAATACCTCCTTCTATGGAAATTTTAAGAAGTTTTCCAGACGTTAAATCTATTACATATTCAGGATCTAATGTTAGTGTTGGTTCTAATAGTTATGCTATAAACGGAAGTCAACTAAATTTTGCACTTCCTAGAAATAGTAAGATAGATGTAAAAGACGATATAATAATTAGCATCGGAGGTGTTACTCAAAATACAAGTGAGTTTACTTTTCCTTCTTCTACTTTAGGTACTCAAGGAGTAACTATAGGATCTGATGCTGCAGGAACTATTCCTTACTCTAATACTGCTGCAGATCCCTCTGGAGGTATAGATACCCTATCTATTACTACTTTTAATAAAGAAACTTCAATTTCTAGATTAGAATCTATGGCAGATAGAAAACCAGATAGATCAGGTATTTCCTATGAAGAAAACTACAATTATAGTATTGCTGAGTCTCAAGCTGGGTATGAAAAAAGGCGTTTAGTAAGTCGACGTCCTAAAAGAAACTACTCTATTAGCTATACAAATATTACGGGAATTGTAAAATCTGCTATTGAAGAGTTTTACAGAGCAAGATCTGGAGGTTTTCAAGCATTTTTATTCGAACTAACACATATTAACGAACCTGGAACTGTCACAGTTAGATTTGACGGAAACTTACAAATTGAGCAAGTACTATCAGCAGGAACTAATCCTATCGATAATTTTTATACAGTTAGTTTTAACTTAGTTGAGGTATTTGATTAATGTCTACTCGAGTTTATGATTATACATTAACCTTATCTGGAGGAAACCTAGATAACTATTTTTCTGGTAATGTAGTTGTAGGTAGTACTTCTTCTACAGAAGGAAGAATAGTTGATGTTGATAGATCTAATAGTAAAATCAAAGTAAAAGTAGCTAATACTTTACACACTTTTACAGAATCAGAATCGGTTAGTATACAATCTATAATTTTGGGAAATGGTAATACTAATTTATCTTTTGGTGATCTTGTTTTTACTCAGCCCGCATATTCTTCAACTTCAAGCTCTTATTCTAGAACTGTCGATTCTATTGCAGAGACAGGGTTTGCTTCTTTTAAAAATGCCACAGAACAATCTCCTTTAGTTAGATTAATCTCTGTTTATTATCCTGGAGAGTTTTATCCGCCAAATCAATATGGAAACCCTTCTAATGGCGGAGAAGGATTAGCGTGGCCTGTAGACTTTCCTTACCATTTTGCCTCTATTCAAGGAGATTTTTTATCTGACATTGACTATCGAGCCCATCACGATGGTGTAGAATATTTAGTTTATCCAATTCAGTTCGGTGGGGTAGATGTATCATCAGACGGTAGAGTTAATCAGACTACTCTTGAAATTTCTAACTTTGACAATTTAATCGCATCTGTAGTAGAAAATCCATTTATTTCAGGTAATAACACCGCTAATTCAGTATTTGCTACTGTTGGAGGTCAGGTAGTGTCTAATATTGATCCTAGAACAGACCCAACTCATGCAGACTATGATGAAGACGTATTAAACAGTGTTTATGCAGGAAAATCTAATTCAGCCTTTACATATGAGCAAACATTAGCTGTTAACGGCACTTGGCAACAACTAAAACAAGATTCACGAGATTTATTAGGAGCAATAGTAGAAGTAAAAACTACTTTTTCTGCTTGTTTAGATTATTGGCCAGAATATAGTACGGTTAGAGAGACTAGAGCAAACGTAGTAGAAGTTTATTCTTCGTTACCATATAGAGTTGGAGATAATGTGATAGTAGCCGGAAGTAGTACAAAACACTCTATTGTCAGAGAAGTTAGAGGAAACTTTTTACAACTAGAGGATTCTATTGATACTATTATAGGAGATAAAATTTATATAGTAAATCCAAATAGAGATCCCCATTCTTATGTAGAAGATATTTTTAAAATAGAAAGTTTAGCAGGATTAAATAGACAGGTAGGAGCTTTTAGTCTTAGTAACTGGTTAGAGTATTTTAAGTTTGTACTACCTAAAAGACGCTTTTACAAGAATAGTTGTCAATGGGTTTATAAAGGAGAAGAGTGCCAGTATCCAATCGATGGTACGGGTAGTATATCTGGATATCCTACTGGAAAAACTAAATCAGCTAACGGGTTTTTTAGTGTTAATAATGCTACAGTAGCAGACGCTTCACAAGATGTTTGTGCTAAAAACTATGAAGCATGTAAGTTAAGAAATAATCAAATTCATTTTGGGGGATTCATTGCAACAGGAAGAAATTTACCGCAATAAATATGAAAAAGCTATAAGCACCATGCCTGAATGGATTATTAATTATTTAGGAATACCTTATAGACATTTAGGAAACGATTTAAAATCAGGTATAGACTGTGGTAATTTGTGTGCTAAAGTAATTTATGATCAAACAGGTGAAGATTTTAATACACATACATGGGATCACTGTGATATAGTAGAAGAAACTTGGTATAATAAAACTCATGAAAGAGTTATGGAAAATTTCTTTCAAAATGAAAAAAATAATTTCATAGAGGTTGACATTTTACAACCTTTTGATATAATATTAATGAATATAGGAAGTTCAAATATAGCAAATCATTGTGCTTTGTATATTGGTAATAATAAAATGTTACAAACTATGGTAGATCATACTTCTTGGATTTCTCCATATGGAAAATGGTACAAAAGATATACAATGGGGGTATATAGATGGAAAAACTTCGATTTTTAAAAGAAGAGTTTAAAAAACACTCTTTAAAAGAGTATCCAAACGAAGCATGTGGTATTATTACAAGAGATTTTAAATATATTCCTTGTAAGAATATGAGTAAAGACCCTATAAATAGTTTTATATTAGATCCTCTAGCTTTATTAGAATATGAAGATAATTGTTGGGGATTTTTTCATTCACATCCTGATGAAGCTCCGACTCCTTCAATCTTAGATGGAAAAAAGATTGCAGACGAAGAATATACTTATTTAGTAGGCTGGGAGGATGATGTTTTTGTTTATTGGTATGATAAAGATATTCAAAGTACAAGATTTAAAAAATTACAGGAAGAAATGTTATCATGAAAGTAGAATTACGTTTTCATAAAAGTTTATTAAAATATACTAACGAAGTTAGAGAGGTGACTTTTGATGTCTCTACCTATTCCCAACTAATTTCTGCTCTTGAAGCCACTTTTCCTAATTTAAAAGTTATTATTAATCAAATTAGAAATAAACAAGTTAATGATAATTTTAGTATAGTTGATTTAGTTAATAATAAAATATTAACCTTTCAAGACTATTTTTCTAAAAAGATTAAAAGCGCTAAACTATGTTTACTTCCTATAATTGCAGGTAGTAAAAGCAGTCTTGAGACTTTTCTTATTGGAGCAGCACTTATAGCTGTAGCAATTTATGCTCCAGGCTTAGGGGCAGCAATAGTAGACGGGGTAGCAGTATCTGGTACAGCGGTTGCAGCAGGTGGTATATCTACTACTGTTGGTACCATGTTAATAGGAGCTGGAGTAGGTATGATGGTCGGTGCTGTAATGCAAGAAATTATGAAACCCCCAAAACCAGATAGTAACGGAGACAAAGCTGCAAGAGCAAATGATTCTTTTGGACCTTTACAGCATAGTTTAGCATCAGGTACTCCTATACCTATAGTATATGGTAGACATAGAGTAGCAGGACATCTATTAAGTGGAGAAATTAGAACTTTGGATAAAGGTCCTGAAAGAACAGCTGATTATATAATGAAAAGAACTTTTGGTAATCTATTTCCTGGATTGTGGAGATAAGAATGAAAGTATTTGAGGTAAGTGGACACAAAGGAGGAAAAGGAGGTTCAGGAGGTAATTTTGAGGCTGATAATAATCTTTTTTCTCAAGATTTAATGCTTCTTACTACAGGAGTTAGTGAAGGACCTGTTTATAAAATTAATCCTCATGGTATTTTTGATATAGAAATAAACGAATCTTCTCCTGACTCATTTATTAACTATGATGATGGAACTATGAATACTGAAAGGTTTATTTATGTCAGTAGAAATGGTACAGTCAATCAATCTGCTTTGCCTTTATTTGGTGAAGAAACTTCTCAAGTACAACAGTTTGGCACTGCAGTTATACTTAAAAAAGGAAACTTAAGTGGTATACCTGCTACAAAAATAGATCTTCAACCTACTTCAGCTTTTGCTTGGGATACTTTACGTTTTAAGTTTTTACTTAACTCACTACAAAAAATGAATGATGATGGAGATGTTCTTGATCATAGTGTAGCATTTAAAATTACTGTTTTTAAAAGTGATGGAGCAACTCTAGCTACAGAACCTGTACCTTATAGAGTCTCTGGAAAAACTAATGTTGCTTATAAATTAGATGTAGATGTAGTAATAAAAGAGTATGATTCTAATGGTTATAAATTTACTATTGAGAAAACTAGTAACGATACAGACAGTAGTCGAGTTCAAGAAAATATAGCAGTTCTTGGATGGACTGAGATAGAAAATGATCCTGTTGCTTATCCCAGAACAGCTTTAGTAGGATATTCTTTAGAAGCTCATAATGATTATACAGGGCAAATTCCTAGATTTACTTCTGTTATTAAAGGGTTACTAGTAAAAGTACCTTCTAATTATGATCAACCTACTTTATCAGATGGAGAAATTGATTGGAGAGAGCTTGAGCTTCCGAGCACCGGTATTTACTCTTCTAGTTATGTAGGATATAGACAAACCAGTACAGGAAACACTGTAAAATATACTGATCCTGTTATATATAGAGGTATTTGGGACGGTACATTTGTATATTCTTGGACTCAAAACCCTGCTTGGATTATTTATGATATATTAACTAATGATTCTTATGGGTTAGGTATAAACGAAGAAAACATTGATAAATATAAATTTTATGAAATTGCTCAGTATTGTGACGCCTGTGATCCAGTAACAGGAAAATTTTTAGGTGTAGCTGGCAGAGCAGATGGAAGTTATAGATATAAACCTAGAACCTATTTTATAGATCCTCGACAAACATTACAAGGACTTGCAGAAGGTACACCGGTAATAGAAAGAAGATTTATTTATGACGGTATTATTGCTGATAGAAGTCAAGGATTTGAGCTACTAGAAAAAATTTGTGGAACAATTAGAGCTACACTAGTTTACACACCTAGAGGATTATCTCTTAATATTGACAAACCTGGAGATATTCCTTCTGTTGTTTTTAATGAAACGAATATATTAAAAGATAGTTTTACTATTTCTGGAACAACAGAAAGTGCTCAATTAACGGGAGTAGAGGTAACTTTTGTTAATCCCTCTAATCATTATAAAAGAGAAAGTTTTCAACTAGATGATGATAAAGCTTTAAGAGAGCGAAACATGGTTGAGAATATTACTTCTATAGACTTACACGGAGTTACTAGAAGAAGTCAGGCTATTAGATATGCTCAATATATTCTTGCTGCAAACAAATATCTAAGGAGATCGATTGCTTTTGGTACAGATATTACTGCATTAGATTTAATACCTGGAGACGTAATAGCTGTTCAACAACAAACTCAAGGACTTTCTTGGGGTTATGGAGGCAAAGTAAGATCTAATAGTTCTTTATCAACTTCTAATGTATATATTGAACATTTTACCAGTCCTGCGATAACAAATAATATAATAACTGCTAATACTTTGCCTCTTGCTTTAAGAGTCACTAAGTTTGAAACAGATAAGACTGATCTATACATATTATCAAACACTAATTTTCAGTCAGGCACAACAACCTATATTAAAAATATTCATAAAGGTACATATTCTAATGGTCAAAGCTATCAATCAACAGAATCTGTAAATCAAAATGTCAGCAGTGGACTAGATTTTGTTGATTTTACTGTTATTAAGAAATTTAATCCTTCTTCAAAAACTTTTGAAAACTTTTCTGGTTTTGATAATACTAATAAACCTGTTAGAGGGGATATATGGACCTTAGGAGAAACTGATCCTACTAATTTTTATAGAGGAACTAATGATAAGCTTTTTAAAATAGTACAAGTTAAAAGAGATGGTGAAGAAACTGTAAAAATAGATGCAGTTGAGTATATTTCAAATGTTTATATTGATTCAGAATCTACTATAGCATATACTCCTGTTGCATACAAACAAACATTTAGTCCTGGCAAACCTCCTCCTACACCAGATTTAGACTTAGATTTAGTAGTTAGAAGAGATCAAGACGGATCTGTTAGATACGACCTTCAAGTATCACAAGGCACAGACCTTACCGATTATCCTATTCAAATAGCTACTGAATATCAGCTAGCTAGACCTGATGGTTTTTCTGAGATTGAGAGAATAAACTAATGACTGTTTTAAATTTTACAGTAGCAAATATTGAGCCTTTTTCGAATACAGAAACAGCTGTATTATTTGGTAAAAACGGTTTTAAAACAACTATCGGTGATATTAGATTACTTTGCGATTCTTTTAGTATAGTAAATGATAATATCAGGTTTTCTATTAGTTCCTTAGATAATTGCTTTGATGAAAATTTTTATAAACACGTACTAGAGGTTAACGATACTAATCTGTATCCTAATAGATTAAGAGGAGAAGACTATTTAGCTTTTCCTGTTAATGAAAAGCTATCTGATTCTTTTGTTGAGAATTTTTCGGGATTTAGACCGAGAGTCTCACAGTATACTTCTCAAATAGTTAATTATAACACCGCTTCTAATTTTATTGAGATACGCAATGATACAAGTGATGGAGGATCTTTATTAGATAAATTACCTGATCCACCATTTTTTGTGGGGATATCACAATTAGTCGATTTAAATTTAACAGCTAATAATTCTGTTTATATAAGAGGAAATAGTAGAAAAATAGTTAAAGAAAATTTAATTTCTACTATAAGTTCAGCTGCTTTTAATCAACCATTGGGAATAACTCCTTTAAGTTCTAATTTTATTAAAGTTTTTATTGATGGCATTGAAGATAGTTCTTTTACTCATATACCCAATACTAGTTATGTAACCGTAAACTTAGATGCTTTTAGAACTTTAGGGTCAGCAGTATCGGCTCAAAAAATTAGAACAGAAGTACAACATTATAGTGAGCCTTTAATCGAAAAAGGCGATAATATTTCTATTATTTCAGGTAATACGTATTCCATAGCAAACGTAAGTTATGACCCAGCTGATCCAAGTTATAATGCGGCTTTAACTGCAAACTCTATTTATAAAGTTATTTTTACCCAATCACCAAGAGCAAGTTTGTCTGGAAGAACTGCTATTAATATAGCAGAAGATCCTTTAGGAGTAGTCTCTAATGTGGTTGCACTAGCGGATAGTAAAAGAGGTACTTTAAGTTTTGGGTACGATGGAGCAGACTATCCAGGCTCTTTTAACCTATCTAATACTGGAGGATATGCTTTAAGTAGTACTGCTGATTTTGAAGACCTATTTTTCGGATCTACAGGACAACAAATAATAAAAGATAACCCAATAGGGTTAACTCTCGTAAGAGCTAGAAATGTAAATACAGCTAGAAGAAGAAGCGCATACAACACCCAGTCTGTATTTATTAAAAATATACCTATTCCTAGAGTTCAAAATTTAACTGTTGAAGATTCTTTATATATTGACGTAATTAGAGGAGCTAGTCTAAGGGTAACAATTAAATTTGATAAAATTAATTTTAGAGATGTAACTGATTATGAAATAGCATATAAAATGGCTGGTTCTACAAGAACTACTTTAGCAGACGATAAAAATACGATTGTTAATCTAACTAATTTTAATGTTGTAAAAATACCAAATAATACTGCTTCTATAGAGGCTGGAGTTGAAAAAATAAGCTTTACTATTAATAATTTAGATAGAGGTCCTAGAAATAACCCAAATAGAATTTTAGTAAAAGTAACCCCTTTAAATGGGGAGATTAGAGGGGAGCCTGTAGAAGTATTTGCTTCTCTGTCTGGTAAAAGAACCCCTCCTCTGCCTGTTTTACAGTTTCAGGTAGGTCAATTATTAGATCAGTTAGTATTTTCGTGGCAATTACAGAGAGATGTTTCAGGAAGTTTAAGAGATTTAGATTTAGAAAAAATAGAAATTAGACGAGTGGGTAAATCTATAGATGTGAGTAATCCAGAAACTCTTTTACAAGAGTTTGGAGGCGGAGGTATTTTAGTTTCGGTATCTGCACCTTCTAGCACAGCTAGTATTCCTGTACCTTCTTTTACTACTTCAACTTATATGGCTCAAGCAATTGATACTAGTGGTAATAAAAGTAGTATTGCTGCAGTAGTTTTTACTCCTGTTAGACCATCAGATTTGCACACTTTTTTAGCTTTTAGCGAAGATAATCCTAATTTACCCTTTACTACTGATTATCGTGGACAATCTATTACAAATAATAACGAAGCTGAAGAAAGTCAACATGGAGAGTATCCTAGTCAGGATACTTTAACAGGAGGTTTATCAATTGCAGGAGCAACCTCTGTTGATTTAGCTAATGGTTTTGCTTCTGGATGGGCAACAGTAGCTGATGCAACTGATCTACAGGCCTCAGCTAACGCAGTATATGTAACCCAAATTAGGGATGTAGGATCGATTATTAAAGGAAAAGTTCTTTTAGACACTAATGGAAATCCGTTTGGAACAAAAAGATGGTATAATGAGTTTGAAACCATAACTACTAGTTCAACTGAGCCTTCTAATAGTAGTA